CTTCTGGGGTAAAATAATTTTCTGGTTCTTTCAAAATTTGTTTAGCATAAATTTTCTTTCCATCTATTTCATATCGACCACCTACATTCTTCCAAAGTCCGCCAATCTCACCGAGTTCAAGAAGACCATAATATCGATCAAGACCACGCTCATCATAATACAAACGTACAGTAACATCTTTATTCTCCTTACTCAATCTTGATTTTTGGGTTTTAACTTTGATAAGATTTCCGACAACTTCTGTTCCATCCTTTTCTTTTTTCTTGCTAAGATAAATGATCGTAGACGCGGCATACTTGAGGCCACTGCCTCCTCCCATTTCCTTAGTAGGGACATAAGCTCCGATAACGTCATAGGTGTGATTAGTAACGATCATTGGGATGTTTGCTTGGCCAAGTTTCAAAGTAAGCATTCTAAAAGCTCCTTTTACCAGCTGCGATTTGGTCATATCGCGAACAAGTTTTTCATTGAGAGCATCAGTGATCTCTTTCTCAGTTGATAACATACCAAGAGAATCTAACACAAAAATACAAGGTTTGCGTTCATCAACAGATTTCTTAAGATAAAGATCAACAGCCTTCAAAGCTTTGTTTCTAAAATCTTCAATAGTAACAACATTTACAACAACAGTACGATTTACATCTACCCCTCTGGAATGTAGGAGTGATTTAGTAATAGCAGATTCTGTATCAAAGTATAAACAATACCCATCTGGGTTACTATTAAGAAAATTTTGTACGACAGCGAGAGAGAAGAAAGTTTTTCCAGTAGAAGACTCACCAGCAATGGCAGTAATCTTATTACCAGATACACCACCAAATATAGACCCTGAAACAAGTCCATTAAGAATGTAACAACCTGTATCAACATGTGTTTCATTCTCTTCAATGTCTGATGCCAACTTTGTGAAATCATCACCAATCTCTTTTACGATATCTTTAATAAAATCCATCATCCAAAAAATAATTCTAGGTTTACAACTTTCTCAACATTCCAACCAATAGCATCAAGAATAGCCTTTACGGGATCAAGAAAAGCTTTATCAAACTGAAGGTCATAATCAATGTACCTATCTAATCCCAATTCAACGGGATATTCATTGATAAATGATATCACGTTTTCACGAATTGGATTAGCTCTCTTTAGATAAATAAATTTTATCTTTTCACCGTTGTTGATAAGAGAGTACTTATTTTCCAACCCTCGTTCTTTAATATGATGATTAAATAACAGAGCTCCTCTAACGTGAATTGGAGTTCCTTTTGAGTAAATCTGAGAATTAGACTTATACTTATTTACATCAGAAACAGATCTAGGAAATGCAATATCTTCAGGTGGTAAGTTCCTGAACTTCACTCTACACTCATCAATAAACTTAATCAGATCATCTTCTGTGGATGTCATCACAAGTTTCAGAGCATCCTTAATCATAGTTCTACAAGGTGCTGGTGTAGAAGACTTTACAGCTTCAATACCCATGATCTTAAGTTTGGGTTCTTCATAACGAACACCTTCACTATCCCAAACATTAAGAATATATCTCTTCTTCGCAGTCCAGATACCACGATCAGCGATGTTCTCCCTCTTCATCTGCATCTTCTGATCGTATGCGTTCACATATGAGGCAAGTTCCTGGTAAGAGTTTTCAATGAACGGTTCCAACTTATCTTGGCAGATCTTGTCCAAGAGCGTAACAAGTTCAGCCTTATCACGATCCCTATTACTAAAAAATTTAGTAACAAGAGGTCCAAAGTTAAGATAAATTGAGTCGGTGTCAGATGCGATAACATAATCCACATCTTGAGTTTGAAGTAGATTATTTAGATAGTTATTCATCCTTCGTTCAATCCAACGAATTGAAACCTGACCAGAGGTAGTAATAGCTTCTGCATTTTCCAACTTATAATGCCTGAAGTATTGATTTCCCAAAGCACCATAAGCAGAGTTCAAACAAATCTTTCTCACCATCTGAAAGTTGTTGAACTTTGCAATATCTTTTACTGTTTGATCACGAAGCTTCAAGAGTTGCGAATCAGTTAAGTTAGAATAATCCTTATCAGATGTTGTAATCTGCTTCTCTTGATCATCACCGGATCCTCCTATCAAATATCCCATTACTTAATACCCCTTCTCTTCATCTCCGATTCAATATCAACAAGTTTTTGTTTACTTTTCAGCATTTGTTTCTTGAATGCCTTTCGTTCAGCATACATTTTCTTCATCAGTTTAGGAAGAAATCCCTCTTCATCCTTCCTATACATTGCACCATTTGCACACACAGCATAATCTTTATATAACTCAAAGTTAATTGATTGATCCAGAATCTTATCAATATTTACTGAAGGATGCTTATCTTCCAATAGTGTTTCAGGTGAAATATTATATTGCATAATCAGATGAGGATAGAGTGAGTTCAAATCAAAAGATACAACCCATTCATAAACACCAGGATCTGGTTCTTTCACATATGCACCTGCAAACTTATTATCTTTATCACTTTTATCTTTTTGAGGAATAACAATTTTCCTCTTCTTCAGATAGTTGTAGATAATTGTATCCCACAATCTAACTTGAAACATTGGATCACCAAAGTTAACCTTGGCATCAAAAGCCATTGTGATAATCAGATCAATAAGTTTAAGCTTATCCTCCAACCTATCAACCAGTTCCACGTCAACAATGTTGTATTCAACAAACTTCTGCCAATCACCTGTATAGAAATCCTTGAAGGTATTAAATTCAGAGTGATCAAGTTTCTTCTGACCTAGCTCCACCTCAGCAATAAAATCCAATCGATAAGATTCACGATTTACAAAAGTAAACTTTTTATACAGATCAAGATAATCAATAGTAGTTAATCCAGCAATATCAAATACAATGAATTTCCTACCAGCAACCCAAGTTTCTTCATTTGTAACGATAGTCCAAGGAGATAACTCTCTCATTTTCCTATTGCCACATACTCTCTCAATACGACCACAAAGATATGGGATATCAAACAACCTACAGTTCCATCCTGTGATCACATCAGGGTAGTTTTGAGACCACCAATTTATAAAAGAATTCAACATATCTACTTCTTCTTTATGATAGATGTATGTTACATTCTTCTGTTTCACCGTAAAAGGTTTTCTACCCCAGGTGATAACTTCTTTTGTTGATGCTTTCTGAATAGAGATACAAAGAAGTTCTTCCCTGCACTCTTGTGGATCAGGAAAACCATATTCAGTTTGTGTTTCAATATCCAGTGTAATCAGATCAATCTTGGAAATATCAAACTGAATCTCATCTTCTGGATACTTATCTGAGATATATTGATAGGTGTATCTTTCATTTCCAAAAATTTGAAACCCATCGATACCATCATACTTCTTATAAAAGTCACGACAATCACGAATTGTGCCAGGTTTAATTGGTTCTACATTCTCACCTGAAAGTGTTTTCCAACCACTATCTCTTTTTGATTTTACATAAAGAGTTGGAGAATATTGTTCTTTCGCAATATATTTTTCCCCATTCTCATATCCTCTGATAAGAATATCATTTCCAACCATCTGGACATTTGTGTAAAATCTCACTTCAATAAATCCTCATACTTTGCTTTTAGTTTACCATTAGGTTCAGTAATGGTAAGAATTTTATCGGAATGAATCATAAAAACATTATCATTAGTAAGATCCATCAGCCAGGGTTTCAGTGTATCACCTTCTACAACAAATGGTTCAGTTAGTTTGCAATCTGGCATTCCCAAATCACCACTCACTTCTTCAATCTGCGTCAGTAGGATCATCCTGTCCAATACCAACAGTTTTAGATTCTCGATCTTCATCTTTCAGTCCGTTTTTGTAAATTTCTACAAGTCTATCTATGGGTTCCATAATACTGATAACCCAATCAGCAACAATGGGAATGGTTTGTTCCTTTGCAAGTGGTTGATAAGGAATCAATTGAATCTTCATGGGAGATCTACCAGAACCCTCAGGAAGTTTTTCACTATACAGTTTAACTACACATGGATTTTTGAAGTGATAACCAAATACATGATCATCTGATCTCATCTCTGTGATATCTGCAATCACATCTTCGCCAGATTTAAGAGTAACAAGTTTAATTGTCATTTTCCAACTCCATAATCAGGTGCTTCAGATTCCAATTTACGAATAGTATTATGAAGACGAGCAACTGCCTCAGTTACTTCGGGTGTTTCTTCCCAACTCCATTCTTCTTCCCTACCCTTACTATCTTTCTTTACTTTCTTAGGCATACTTCCTCCATTTGAAAAATATTATACGGCAAAAAAAGGGGGAGTTCAACTGGATTGTGCCAGTTCTCCCCGCGGCGACGATATTCAAATATTATTTATCAGTTTCCACCAAGGAAGAAACGTTTTTTCCTTGCTTCAGGAACAATGCGAGTTAGTACGACTACAAGAAGTCCATTCTCAAAAGTTACATCACTAACCTCAGTATCCTCCGAGATAGACCAAGATCGGGTGAAGGAACGTTGTGCTAGACCACGATGAACGTATTCACGACCCTCTACATCCTCCTTAGAACCCTCTACAACAAGGTTTCCACGCTCTGTGTATACTTTTACCTCATCGTTTGAAAAACCAGCCAAAGCCATTTCAAGACGAGACTCATCCTCATTTACTTGAAACAGGTTGTATGGGGGATAAGATTGTGCTTCATAGCTGAAGATACGATCGAAATAATTATCCATACCGATCGTGTTTCTCTGCAATCGATCAAACAATTGATTGATGTTTGCAGTATTGTATTTTGCAAGATAAGACATGTGTTTCTCCTTTAATAAGCGAGTTTGAAAATTGTGATCTCTTTCGACGACCACAATTTAATTATACACGATTGCACAAAAAACGGGAGGGTGAGAACCACACCTCCCGTTTCGGGTTTCCGACATTCGTAGAGTCTGCACGAAAGACTCATACTTATTTATTCCTCTACAGGAGTTTCAGATTCGGTTTTCCCCCTCTTACCAATATTATATTTCTGCTCCAATACCCATTCATTCTTATCACGATATGGTAGAACCTTGATCTGATTTAGAGGAGCAATATCCATAACATCATCTTCATTAACAACAGTAATCAATCCCCAATCAGAAAGGAGTCTTGCAATACGATTACGTCTCTGAACATCATTCACTGTAAGATTTGCATATTTGCCATCAAGTGCAAACAATTCCTTAAAGTGAACAATATAATACTTACCTTGCTTATGAAGAATATGGCAAGATTGATAAAGTTTTTTCTCTTTGCGTGAAGCAACACCAATACGAGTAAGTGTTTCTCTTACTTTGAGGAAATCATCAGGTTCATTGAGTTTTACCTCAACCATACTCTCTTGAGTCCAATTAACCTGCGGTTCTGCAGTTTGTGTCATCGTTTACCACCAGTGTCAAGTCTTTTTTTGATATACTCAATTTGCTCATAAGTTAGAATCTTTAAGACTTGAGATGCCTTCTCATTACTATATCCATAGTATTTTTTGACACAATCAAGATCAGAGATCTTACTTTTACGAAGCCAAGGAGAGAATCTTTTCTTTTTTCTCAAGATATTTATATAAAAAATAAACTGCATATCTTTATCAAGAGATGCGTATCTATTCATTTCATTGGCTTGAAATAAACAATCTAGGTGTCCAGAGAGGCAACGATTGATAATAAAAGGTGGATAAT